GGTCACCACGGCATTGAGTGCAGTGGCGTTTCCGATCACGGCCGTCATAGCAACCTGAGAGGCTGCTACCGCCGTCATGTCAGCATAGCCCGACGGGTCCAGATTAGCGAGGATTGCAACGGTCTTACCCATAACTGCGCTGCTCGCTCCGGTAAACGTTTTCCATGCTGTCGCATTGGCCTGCAGTGCTTTGATTGCGGTGTCGCTGCGCCACATAGCAGCCATTGCTACCGGCGATTTAACAATAGCCGTCATAGCAACCTGAGAGGATGCAACCGCGGTCATGTCAGCATAGTCGGCCGGATTGAGTCCTGCTGCACCGGCTGCGTATTTAGCGGTTGCCATGCTCGATGCTGCAATCGCGCTGAGTGCAGTCTGCGATTTCTGGATAGCCGCCATAGCAACCTGAGAAGTTGCTACCGCATCAATATCCTTATACGCCGCGCAGGACAGCCCCGCCAGCGTAGCGATGGACTTGCCAACCGCCAGCTTACTGCCGCCGGCCGCGCGCCAGATCAGCGGGTTGTTGGCCATCTCCTGACAGCGGGCGGAATCACTGAGCAGATCATCCCAGTCGGTAAACTCATAAAACTGGTGCAGCCACGTTTCTACCGCATTGTCTGCCACCGCACTGCCGAGCAGCAGTTCAAGCAGCTTGTCGCTGTTGCGGTCCGGCATGCTGATCGGCACGCCGAGCACGACCGACACGCCGCCCAGATTGGCGGCAAACTCCGCGCTCATAGTCGGGTTGGAGAGGATCGTCTCCAACCTATGCACGCCTTTGCGGTAATTCGATTTGAGTGCCGACGCATACGCCATGAAATCGCTCTGATTTGCTAACATTTATCGTTCGCCTCCATACTCTACGGCAATGTAGTTAATCTTGATACTGTCAGCCGTGGTCGTTGTGCCGCTGACCAGTGTAGTCGCGCTGTGCGACGGATTGGTGCCCGTCGAGCTGCCAGTGTAGTAACTGCCTGTCTGCAAGGTGCGCAAGCAGTACAGAAATCCCTCGGCAGTGATGTCCTTAACAAGCACCACGCCGTCAAAGTCCTCGGCCTGACAGCTCACCTGCGGCACACCCTCAAACGCCTCGCGGAAATGGTAGGTATTCCATCCCGCGCCCGCGTTGGTGATCGTGCCGACCTCCATCTCGGTGTCCTGCAGCTCACCCACGCCGGAGTCGCTTTCGCCGCCTGCCGGTGCGTCCACCGCGCCGACCACGTTATCCTCCGTAAAGCCTGCAAGCTGCCCTTTCTTGCCGGTCAGCTTGTCGAGCTTTTTGTCGAACAGCTCCTTGTGCGCGGTTGAACTCTTGTTATGCGTATCTACGGCGCCCTTGCCCTCGTAATTCATCGCGGGCAGCTGCGCTGCTGGCACCTTGCCGTCAGCGCCCAGACCCGCAATGCCGCCAGCCTTGCCCTTATCCGCTGCCGATACCGCGCCCAGATCAGAGGCGGTCAAGCTGCCGCCTTTCACGGTCTTTTTGACCTCGGCGGCCAATTCCGTGGTCTTTACACGCGCTGCAACTTCGTTGTCCAGCTTGTCCCAGTTGTCGTTGAGCGCCTGCTTGATATTGAACGTGCTCGCGCCGTCCTTGTCCGGATCGTACTTAAACAGCCCCAGAATTTTGGTTTTCAGGCTCACGCCTGCACCTCCTCAAATGCAAATTCGCTGATTTTGTGCGTCTGCAATTCGTCCAGCGTCATGCCCTCGATCTCGCGGACGAGAATCCAGCGCCAGAGATATTTGCTTGCCAGATGGCACGGGATCACGCGATCTACCGCCTCCTGCAATGCGGCAAGCTCAGCCGGCGCAGGAATGCCGTAAGCGCCGATGAACGTCAGCAGAACGACGCCCTTTGCAAAGCCGACGGAGATCTCGCCGTTCTTCCACGAGTCGCACACGCGCTGAATCAGGTCAACGTCGCACTTGCCCGAGCCGCGCCACCGTGCAATCAGCGCCGTGCGGCGCTCCTCCAGCGTGCCGGTGGACGGCAATCCGGCGTCGCGCTCCTCGATGGTGAGCGCCCACGTCATGCTTCCCGGAAACAGCTGCTGCGTAATGTCGAGCATCTGCTCGCGCTGCGTGTCGTCGAGCGACTGGATTGCGGCAAGCAGGTCACAAACCCACTTGTCCGTGCGGTACGCCACCGGCAGACTGCGCAACATGTTGTCAAACTCAGCCATAGGTAATTGTCACCTCTCCGAGAACCGGACACTCACGTTCTGCGATTGCAATATTCACGATGCCGCCGGACACTTTCAGCCCGGCATAGTCAATTACGCCCGGCGTGTCCATGATGGCCGCACCGATCTGTGCATAGCTGACATAATCCTGTGTGAAGACCGTGCTCGCCAGATAGGCTGCAACGCTCTCCTTGATGCCGGATGTCAGGATGTCCTCGGTCACGGTGTCCGATTTGGACACCGTGCAGCTGACCGTGATAGCCTTGCCGGTCGCGGCAGTGACAAAGCACTGTGCGCCGATGGGTGCTTGTCCCCTACCGGCTCCCTCGCTGTCCGGGTCGATGTAGTCCTGCACAGATTTGACCAACGCAGGCGATGCAGGCTGACCGGCGTTGTCGGCAATTACCACGTCAACCGTGTTCGCCCCCTGTACGCGTGGGAACACCTTGACATGACCGACACCGGCCACCTCCAGCGCCCACTGCATGTAGTGGTAGATGTTGCCCGACGTAGCAGGCGTGCGCAGCACGACCAGATACCGCGCATAATACTCGCTGTCCGACTCCTCGGCATAGCCGCCGCCGATCGGCTCAGGGTTATCACACGAGGCAATGCCCTGCACTGCCACCGGCATCTGCGTCACGCTGTGCGCGGGCAGGTTGCCTGCCGTACCGTCCACCGTGCAGGTGACCGGTACAGTGCCCTCGCCCTCAATGGCTACGGTCTCTGTCGCATAAAACTGGACACCGCCGCCGGACTCAAACAGCGTGCCCTGCTCGACCGTGCCTGTGCCGGTGACGGTCAGGCTGCCGTGGGCAAAGGTCGCGGCCTTGCGTTCCAGGCCGGAACGCGGATAGATGTAGCGATCAAGCGCGCTGTCGTGCAGATTTTCGGGGTCAAGCTGCTGTCTGGTCTCGTCAATCGTTGTGTCCGTGCCCTCCATCCGCAGGCTGACTGCGGCTAAAAGGTCATAAGTCGGGAAACCGATGGTCTTTTGATAGCTTTCCGGCATTGCGGACAGCATCTTGTCTAAAATCTCACTCGTTGACATACGTCGTCACCTCCTCACTCTCTCCGGTATGCAGGCGGACCGTGAAGCGTACCTCCACGCCGCGCCGCACGCGCGTAAACTTAAAACTGTCAAGTGACCGGATAGCCGGACAGAACGCGGCGGTCTCTCGCACGTTGCGCTCAATCTCGGCAAAAATCCAGCCCTCCGGCACGCGCCGGTCAAGGCTGACCGCCTCCACGCCCGGCTGGGTCGTGCCACTCGTCCGGTAGATTGGGATTGCACCCGGTTTCTGGCGCAGCATCAGCTCAAGCCACTGCTTGACCGCCTCAATGCCCTGCCGCTCCACCAGAGCGCCGTCGATCAGCCGGAAACTGCCCGACCTGCCGTCTTCGTGGAACGCAAACTCCGGAGACCGCCCGATGCTCTCCGCAATCTGCGCGGGCAGCTCCTCCGGGATAACCGGAAAAACTTCTGCCATATTACACCTCCCTACAAAGCATCCAAAACCAACAGCTGTGCCCCATGCAGCAGCGCCGCCGCCTGCATGCCGACCTTCCACTCTTTTGCGCGGGCGGTCGCGGTCATAATCAGGCCGGTGCTGCTGTCAAACTTAAATTCCTTGTCTGCAATCGCAAAGATCAGCTTGGGCGTTACCTGCACAACCTCGGCTCTGTACCACGGCTGCGGCTTGCGGTTTGCCTCGGCGCGGCTTGTGCCTTTGATGGCCTGTGCCAGTGCCGTATCCCATGCCATAGGCACGCACTCCTTTCCACATCTTCCACAGTGTTATCCACAAGTATACAATATCTTGTGTTATCCCCACGGCGTACAGAAACCGGAAATCTCCGCGTAACTGCGAGTAACACGCTTGACAGAGTTGCTGTAATTGCCCTCAACGGTTTCGCAGCTTGATGCTCCGGCAGATATTACAATGCCGATGTGACGGTCGCCCTGAATCATCAGGTCACCCGCCTTGGGCTTGTAACTGCCTGCCGATTTGTACTTGCCGCGAGCCTTGAAATAGCTGCTCATATCGCCAACGTAGCCGTAGCTTGTCGGGATTGGTGCGCCAGACTTGTACGCACACCAGCAAACAAAATAAACACACCAGGCAACGCCGTTGTGGCCTGCCCACTGGCCGTACTTGTTGATGTCCTTGCCGGACTCCTTGTACCCGACCTCGCCCAGTGCGGTGTTGACAAACGACACCGCACTGCCCGAGCCGCCGCCCGAGCCGCCGATGATCGCAGAGCCGTTTTTGCGTCCCCAGCGATTGCACTCGGCGTTGCTGCTCATCAGAAGGTCAAAGTGGTACACACCGTTCTCAATCTGGATCGCGCCGCCGCGGTCGTTGACCGTGAAGGTCGTGCCGTCAAGGCTTGTGCCCGTGTCGCGCACCGTGATTTTGGTGCCAAACGGCACAGACGGCGGTGCGGCGCAGGTTTTCTTGCTCGGGTCGAGCCTGTTGCCCTGTGCATCCAGATAACCGCCTTCCAGCGCATTGTTGGCGGGATAATAAGCGGTGAACAGTGCCTTGACGATCGTGCCGCCCGAGCCGCCGTCACTGCCGCCGGACAGATCCGGCAGGCCGAACACCTGCACCTTGTCCGTGCTGTCGGCCTTGATGGCTGCCGCGTCAGTCTTGCCCTCGGCGGCGGCTCGCACCTGCTCGAGCGCCGTGATTTCGAGCGCCATCGTGTGCCCTGCACCGCCGTAGTGATGCTCGACGCGAGTAATACGGAAGTTGCCCTTGATGCCAAACGCCGGAGAGTTAAAACGTAGAACAACGCCGCTCTGTACCTCATCACAGCCCCAAATCTCGGAGATGGAGCGGGTCTGCCCTACCTTGTCGGCATTCTTGAGCAGATTTTTCACCATCTGCCCAAGAACAGCCGTACCGGGGTTCTCCGTTACCGTTTCGATGTGCTGCATAAAACCGTAGCGCTTGATGGATGCCGCGTTGCTGGCCTGTGCACCTATGTAGGCTTTACCGTCGTCCTCGGCGGCAATGACAACAGCGTTGTAGGTGTCCTGGGTGCTGTCCTCGCCGCTCACCTGACCGAGCGCCCATGTGATGTCAAATGCGGCGATATTTTTCGCTGGCTTGTGGTATGCCTTGATGGGCGCGGTCGGCAGCGCCTCGACCTGCAGGCCGCTGTCGTCCACGCGGTGGCGGTACTGCTTGCCGGTCGCAGACGTGCAGTTGTCCAGCACATCGCTGATAATGTCAGCGGGCGTACTGCCGGTCCACAGCTGCGTGATCTTGGTCGGCAGGCTGCACACCTTGCCGACTGTCACGCCCGCCTTGGCACACGCCTTGCGGATCACCTGATCGGCTGCAAGGTTGTTGACCTGCAGCACGATTTCGCTCTTATTAAGATACCAGCCGCGGTCATAAGCGGTAACACCGCCGTCCAGCGTCACCGTGATAATGATGCCGGAAAAGACCGTTTTGCCCTGATTGGTCACGCGCACCTTATCGCCCGGCGCGAGCGCCAGCTTGGGCGTGTACTTGTCCCACGGCGAGATAAACGTCTTAAACGTCAGCTCTGCCGCCAGCGTGTCAAGGTCATCCGTCAGCGTCATGTCACTGGCAAACGCGGTGATGTCGCGCGGCTGTGCGCCGTCGCGGTACAGTATCAGCTTGTGGTCATCGACATATCCTGCCGCCATCGGCGCACCTCCTCATTTGATAAACTTGTATTCTGTGAGGGCAATGCTGTACTCCAGATCGCCGTTTTTTCGCACGGTGACATCAAAGCTGTCCACCGTCACCGGCATGTTAAGTCGTGCCGCGCCCTTGCTGTCGAGCACGATCAGGCGGAACGGCACCTTCTTGTCGCGCCATCGGTCGAAGAAATCGACATACGCCCAACCATCCGCAGATGCCTCAGACGGCATGAAGGAGTACCGGTGCACCGGAAGCAGCGCCGTCCACTCCATGTGCCGCAGACCGAGCGTGCCGATGCGGCGATAGTCGCGGCTCAGGCCCTCGTAGGTCTCGTGGTGCTGCTCCGGCTGCGGGATTGGGAAATCCGGCGGACAGTGTGGCAGCGTCCAGACCTCCTCGTTGTTGTTGACCGAGAAAATTATCTTGTACACGCACCGCACCTCCTTATGTGTTGCCAAGCGCCGCGAGCACCTTGCGGCCGACGTACTCACCGACCTGCTCGGTATACTCGCGGTTGCCGATGACGTTGCCCTGGATGGTGACGTTGACCGTCACACTCCGACCGCCTGCCGCCTTGACGCTTACGTCATGCGGGATGATCTGCGTACCGCTCGGCAGGTTCATAATTTCGCCGCCGCGCTCGTTGACACGCGTGTAGCCGCCGCGCCAGTAGGGCGTGCCGGTTGCCTTGCCGAGTCCCGGCAGACTCAGCAGGCTGCTGGGTGTCGGCTTAGGTATCGTCGTAGTGGTCGAGGTCGTGGTCTTGACCGGACCGGCCGTTGTAGTCGTTTTGCTGCTGGTCTTGGTCTGGGTCGTACCTGTGGACGTGCCCGAGCGATTGCCCGTTGTGGCATTGTCTACCCACTCGATAGCGTCGCCCAGGACACCCTTGGCACCCTTGTACAAACTGCCCAGGATGGGGATGCTCTCGATCTTGTTGTTGAGCCACGACAGCTTGTCTCCGACCCATTCCAGAGCCGTCTTAGCGGCGTTTTTTACCTTATTGAACGCACCGGAAAAGGCCGTGCCGATCCGGATGCTGACATCCTTAAACTTGTTCCAAAGGCTCTGCGCACCGGCCTTGATGGTGTCCCAGTTTTTGTAGAGCAGCACGCCCACTGCAATCAGCGCCTCGATAGCAAGAATAACTGCACCGATCGGGTTTGCCGCCATTGCGGCATTGAGTCCGGTCTGCGCAACTGTCGCTGTGCCGGTGGCGGCAGCCTGACCGCCCAGTACACCGGTCATGGTCAGGAGAGTAGTAACCGCTCCACCAATTGTACTGATAGAATTAGTCAAGCCGCTGTTAAAATCGAGCACCTTCTTCACGGCCCACATACCCGCCAGCACCTTCAGCGTTGCAATCAAAGTGTCGGAATTGTCGCGGCACCACTGCACTGCATCTCCGGCTTTCTGCAGGGTCTGCGCAAACTTCTCATCAAACTGTTTTTTCAGATTGCTGAGATCCAGATTGGAAAGCCAATCAGTAAGCGCATCCGCCTTTTTCTGCACCCAGTCCAGCGCCGATCCGGATCGGATTGAGCCGTCCTCGGCGGCGCCCGCCAGCACCCACAACTGACTTTTGAGTTTGGAACTGGTGTCTCCCACCTTGGCGAGCATCTCGTCCAAGGTCGCATGGTTTCGCCGTGCATTGATAACCTGCTGGTTGTTCGCATAGAAGCTGTCAGCGGCCTTGTCATAGGTCTTGGAGAGCGTATCCATGATCAGTTGATTGCGTTTGCTGACATTGGTTGTTTTCTCCAACTTGGCGTTAAAATCATCCTCCATGATGCCGACCCAGTTCAGTGCATCCGCGAAAACGCCGGTCACCTTGCCGGTACGTGCAGTTTCGTTGGCGCTCTCTACAAGTCCCTCGATCGGCAGCGAATCGCCAAACGTGCCGTGCACGCCTGCGGCGATGCGCGTCCACTTGGTTACCTCTTCTTCGTTCTTCGCCATGTTGGCGAGCAGCTGCGAGGCTTCGGTTGCGGTGTCCGCGTCACCCAAAATCGCATAAAAATTGCGATAGCTCTTGCGAGCCACATCGGCGGAAAAGCCCGCCGCCTGAAATCCGGCGTTTAACTTGCCCTGCGCTACGCGGTATTCCTCGGTCGCGCCGTCGAGTGCAATGAACGCAGCGGTCATGCCTGCAACAGCCGCACCGGCAGCCTTGACACCCTTCTTTGCAAAATCCTCCAACGCCGACCACCTTGCGGGTGGCCTGCATCATGCTGTCATCAATGTTCTTGCCGGACTTCTTCGCGGCCTTCGCCGCAGCGACCAGTCCGCCGGACATTTCATCTTTCAAGGTGAGGACGGTGTTGATAACCTTATTTTTAGCCACTATTCCGTCCCTCCTCCGGTGCGTATGCGCGGCAGACGCCTGCCGCAATCAGGTTTATCATATCCTCGTACCAGCGCGCCCGCCCGACTCGCAGCACCGCACGGTCTGCGTAGCTCATCTGCCGGATTTGCTCCGGCATGATGCCTCGTACCGCATAAAACGCCGCAAGGTCGAGCACCGGGTCGCGCTCAATCAGTTTTTTACCGGGTCCTCATCCTCATCACCGGCAATCAGGCCGAGCCAGGTAAACAGGACTGCCGCGAGCGCATTGACCTCTTGGACATCCATCAGCGCCCAGATAACGTCGTACGGGTCGGTCACGCCGAGCGCGGTGTGCAGCTCCGTGTCCTGCAATGCCGGACAGCAGTCGTAGATCAGCTGTGCGCCGATGTTCAGCATCTGCGCCGGCTGCTCTCGTGCAGCGAGAAATGCCTCATAAGCATCCAGCTGTGCGGTATGCCCGATCTTAACAAAATCAAGCAGCTGACCGCCGACCTTAAACTGAATAACCTTGGCCTTGTCGGCCTTGCGCTGCTCAGCTTTCGCCGCCAGCGCGTCCAGTAACTTCTTGTCCATGCTTTACTCCTTAATGGTTTCCAGAACGGAGAAGTGACCGAATTTGAACGGCACCTCTTCCTCGACCTTTGCTTTCTTCTCGAACTTCGCCAGATAAAATTCGTCGATCGTCACATCGGACAGCGACACGCGCTCTACCTTGTTGGTGCCCTTCTGGGCCAGTGCGGTGATGATGGTCACTGTCGGCATTTCGCCGGACTGGTAGGCATCCGCCATCATCTGGAGCACATCCGAGTCGATCTTGAGCACGGTGAACGTGCCCTCGCCGGAATAACCGTTGTAAATGCGGTAGGTTGCCGGATCACCGCAGACGTTCACTTCTTCAAAGTCCGCGCCTACTTTCGCCTCCACGCTCTGGAGTGTGGTCAGGCGCTTGCCATTGAACCAGACATTACCCTGGTTACCATGGAGCACGCGGTTCGGGTTAAAATCAGCCATAAGTACCTCCTGTTACGCCATCGTAATCGGCATGATGAGATCGGTCATCGAGTTCAGGATCTTGACATTTGCGGTCAGGTAAACCGTTCTCTTAAACGGGTTGGCCTTGACCGTGTCGTCGTCCCAGCTCTCCGCCTCGCTCTTGCCGGATGCCACCCATGCGGCTCTCTGTGCATCTACATCAATCATTACAGCGTTCGCATAATCCGGATCAAGGATTGTCTGCTGCATGAGCTGACGGAAATAGCTGCTGTTGAGTGCATTTACGAGCATCATCTGATTATCCCGCGAGTTTCTGTAGTTGCCGAGGTAGGTCTCGCGGAATGTCGCCGCAATATCGTCCTTCATCATATCCATGGCCTCGACGGTCTCGATCAGGCACATATCCTCAGTGCGCGTCTTGCCGTCCGTGGTCGTCATAGAGTTAATGCCCTGTGCGATACGCACGGTATTGTCCTCGCTGTTAACAAGGATAAACTTGCCGGTGCCAAGCGCCGCATCGTTGTCCTCGACCTCCTGCACCTCGGACAGATTAGAGCACTGGTAGTTGGTGCTGCCTCTCTTGACGTTGCAGACGGCGAAAATGCCGACAAGGCTCGGCAGATACGCTACGCCGTCCTTTTCCCCGCGATCATCGGAGAACGTGACCTTTTCGTTGATGAAATTGACCACGTGCATATCATCCGGCAGGGTCGTGAGGCCATAGCAGACCGCCTTGTAGGTTTTCTTCTTGGTGTTGTCCTGCGTTTTGACCCACGCGGACAGCGCCAGACCGTCAGCGGCACTCTGACCGGCAATAGTCAGCCAACCGGTTTTTACGGTTTTGCTGATCTCGGTCAACGTATCGGCCAGTGCGCCGTCCGAGTCCGCGCGGAACACGTGCATCTGGTACGGCGCAAAGCCGAGCAAGTCGCAGATGGCGTTGTAGTTATCTGCGGTGAACAGGCTCTCGTCCGCCTGTGCGGCGCTGAGGTCGCTGTACTGCTTATGCGTGAAGCTCTTATCCGTATCGTCGCGCACGATCAGGATCGCGATGCCGCGTTCCGAGCGGTCAATAAGCGACACAGCTCTCTGCTCAAAACTGATTTCGATTTTCGGCATTGTAATTGCCATTGGTTTTACTCCTCCTCTCAGTATTCGAGGGTTTCCATCATGTCTCCGGTTTCGGCGGCGCTCTCGCACCAGCTGAGTGCAAACTGGAGCACCAGCACACCGAGCGATATGGTCGTGCTGACCGTATCGTCCGGCACCAGCACGATCTCGCCGGTGTCGATACCGGTTTCAAATGCGGCGATCAGGCGTTCCGCTATCTCACTGCACTCCTCGAGGTACTCCACCCGCTCGGCGGGATAGTACCAAACGTCCACGTCGATCGACCGTTCCCGTGTACCGCCGCAGGCGGCGTTTCCCTCGGCCGGGAATATGTCGATCTTGAAGGACGGACGCACCACGGGTTTATCGGTGTCCGATTTGGACACCGGAACACCGGGTGCTGCTTGCTTTAACAGCGCGGTCAGTGCCGCGCGTACTTCTCGAATTGTCATATTTTATCTATCAACTCGTCAACCATATCCTCGGCGGCCGACTCAAACTCCGGTTCAAATTCCTCAGCAGCCTTAGCAAACACCTTTTTGCCTGCCTGATAACTACCCTTTGAGCCGTCACGCAGTTTCGGTGTCCAGCCATCTTCGATCAGATGACCGATTCCATCCGAAGAATAGACTCGGATCCGAAGCATGTCATCTTCTTTGTTGAGTTTGCCGCGCTTGATGCTCCTGTGATAGTCGCCTGCCTTACGGTCATACTTTGGACGATGGACGGCTGTACGGCGCACATCAGCCCGGGCACGCTGAGCCGTTTTCCGGCGCAGCTTTGTGCCGCTGGTACGCAGCATCTTTTTCTGCGCTTTCAGCATTTCTTTCGGCTGTGCCCCCAGACGTTCCGCAAAGTCCATCAGTTCCGAGCAGTCAAATCCGTCACGCATCTTCAACCACCAGCTTCAGCATGACCTCCAGACGGTCGCGGCGCTTGTAGTGCGGCTGCCAGTACAGCACATCGTACCGCTGACCCTCGTAAACGAAATACGTCGCCGTGGTCAGCTTGCACGAGCGCGGCCGGATGGTCAGCTTATGCGTAACTTCGGCGCGAACCGTATCGCCCGGCAGGGTTTCGTTCCTGCCGGACATGACAGTCAGCGCACCCCAGATCTTGCCGTCCTCGGTGTACTGCCAGCAGGTTTCGCCGATGTCGTTTTCAATCTGGTGCTTGTTAAACACCGTCAGGCGGTGTCTGAGATCATTGGTCAGCGCCATTTGCGCCCTCCTTTTCCGGGTATCGGCTGGACAGGGCGATGTGGTTGAGCAGGGTCTGCACGGTAAACGGCACCTGTGTCACGCTCGTGTCCGTGACAGGCGTGCGGTTTTCGTACCAGTGCGCCGTGAGCTGCAAAACCGCCGTGTCGAACAGCTCATCACTGTCCGACGGCGGCTCCTTGCCGGTCATATCCCGGACGGCAGTGTCTGCCGCCCGGATCAGGCTCTCAATCAGCTCGTCCTCGTCCGCATGGTCGATGTGGGCGTACAGCTTAAAGCGGTCGAGCGTCAGCATCAGGCGCTCGCCTTCACGAGCTTGCGGACCGCATCGGCCTGGCTCGGCTTGCAGTCGAACATCGCACAGCCGAGGAACAGGAACGCATTGTTCTTGACGTCAAACGTCGAGGTAATGGTCACGTCCTCCGGCATATTGCCGATGACAGTGGACAGGTCAGCCAGATACGCCTCGTGGTCACCGATGCGCTCGTCGATGAGCACCGGATAGCCGTAGATGTAGTAGCTGCCGCCCTCGATGCGAACGAGGTCGTTCTTGGACTTGTCCTGCAGCGGCATAAAGTCGGTGAACAGGGTCTTCTTGCTCATCAGGAACTGTGCGCCTGCATCGTAGCCGCCGGGCAGCAGTGCAATGAGATCGAGCACGTTCTGGTTGGTCAGTGCGGCAGTCTTGCCGACAGTGACCGAGTTGGTCGCGCCCCAGGTATTCGCCTTCTCGATGCCGGTGCCCTGATCCGTGCCGGTGCCCTTGATGATGGTGACCGAGATCAGCTTTGCGATCTTCTTCGCCAGCATATCGGTCAGCCAGTTTTCGAATACATCGAGCGCCATCTGCTGTACAGACTTGGAGATCTGCACGAGCTTGGTGATCTCGTACGCCGACAGGTTGATCTTGGTCAGACCGGTGTCGGTGGCAGTGATAGACGCATTCTCGGTGTGGTATTCTGCATCCGCCTGCTCGCTCTCAACGGCAAAGGTCACATTGCCCGGCACGCGCAGCAGCGTTACCTTGTCCAGCAGCGGTGCGTACTGGTGCACCTTCTCGATGATGGTGTTCGCGGTCTGGGTCGGCACCAGCGGACCGGCGGAAGCCGTTGCGGTAGACCATGCACGCTGCTCGGTTTCGGTCAGCTCGTTGTTTGCCAGCGTTTTCAGCCATGCCGAGCGGTATTCCTCGCTCGAGCGGTCATACTCGCGCTGCTCCGGCGGAGTCGGCTGCGGCTGGAACGTGCGTACCTCGCCGCCCGCACCATTTGCGATCTTGTTCAGCAGATTGCGGCGCTGCTCTGCCTGTCCCAGCAGGGTCTTGCGCTCCTCGAGCAGACTGTCGGTTTCGGTGCTCAATGCGTCAAGGTCTGCACCCTCGCTGTCCATCTCGGTGCGGATGGCTGCCAGACGCTCCTCGATCTCGGTCATGCGGTTCTTGCCTGCAAAAAACTGCAGGCCGACCTGATTGCGGAAACCGCCGAAGATCGCCTGCTTGTTCTGATTCTTGCTCATTTACTTTTCCTCCTTTGTAATACCATAGGTTTTCAGTTTGAGTTCCAGCCTGCGGCGCTTGTCCGCCTCCGCGTGCTCGCGCTCGGCCTCCGCCTTTGCCCACGAGCGTGCCGCAATGCTGGTGCCGTCGTACGCCGGAATATCCACCGCCGCCACATCAAACACCCGCTTGAAACCGGTAATGCGGCGCAGATGCTTTGCGCGGTCATATTCCTGCTTGTTGACGGTGAACGCGAACGACATCTGATCCAGATAACCGCCCCGGATTTCTTCAAAGAGCCTCCGCCCTTCCTCGGTGCCGGACAGGTCAGCCGAAATACGCAGACCGCGTGTGTCCACGGTCAGCTGTAAGGTGCCGTTCTTGGTTCGTGCCACGGGTTTCCCCCCATGGTTATAATTCATCACGACATCGCGCATCTCCGCTCCCGAAAACGCACTCCGGTCGATGACTTCCTTGTACTCGATACCGTCGTACTCGTACAGCACGGTCTCCTCGTCGAAAACCGCCGCGTACCCTTCTACGCGGTACTGCTTATCCTCTTCCCCCGTGTCCAGCGCCCGCACCTCAAAAGTGCGGTAATCACGGGTTTCCGGTGTGATCGCCATTGTCGCCCTCCTTTGACGTATCGTCCACGGCGTCCAGATTGGACACCTCTGTGTACTCCTTGCGGATGTAGTGCTTGTCGCCGTCCTCGACCGGACTCATGTTGAAGATCTCCAGACCCTGATTGTGGGTCAGGAAGCCGCGGTCGAACAGCTGCGTCACGACGTTCAGCTTGGACTGGTTGCTGGCATACTGCAAGCGGTTCGCCGTTGCGATGATGGACGCGCCCGCCGCGATCTCCTCCGGCGTGAACGTCATAGCCGTCAGCACCAGCGACAGCTGAATGGCAAACGGCTCGATAAATCCCTCGTAGTAGGCGTTCCACTCGTCCTCGTTGTAGGTGTTGGTGAGGATTTTCTCATTGGTACCGAAATACTCGAACACGCTCGCGCGGATCAGCTCCTGCTGCTTGGGATTGACGACCATCGCCGCCGACTCGATCTGCTTAACGTCCGCGTACTTGCTGTCGAACATGGCAACGCCGGTCGCATTACCGGCCAGATTGTCCCGCGCAAAGCGTTCGCGCTCGGCAGTGATGTCCTTTTCCTTGAGGTTGCCGTTCAGACGAGCCAGAAACCGGATAGTCGTAGCATTCTTGATGCCGTTGATAATGCCCTCGGCCTGCGTCTGCGCCATCTGCATGGTCGGCATGAGCGGCCGGTTGTCCGAACCGAAGAAATCGTCCTCGTACTGGTGCTGGGTCAGGATACCCGCTCGGTTCAGCTCGATCGCGGCCTTTTGACCGCCCCAGAAGCTGTACTGCAGATACGGCTCACCGCCGTACTCGCGCACCGAGGACTGCTGCGGCAGGACCGGATAATAGCCGATCAGCCGTCCGGCGCTGTCCTCCATCGGCACGATAAAGGCGTTGTTCTGCACCAGATAGATGGTCGCCAGCCGCGCAAGGAACTTGCTCGCATCCATAAACGGATTGGGCTGCATCCCGAGCACGCGCCGCAGATCCGGCCGGGCATCGCCCGTCACCTCGAGGTGCAGCTTGCTGCAATGCCGCGCAAACGCCGAAATGGCCGCGCGTGTCAGCTCCATCTCGTACAGGCCACCGCGATAGGTCGTGTAGACCGGCTGGTAGGCAGTCAGTGTCTTAAAATATTCCCTTGGTGCTGTCCCTCCGGGCGGTCTCCGCGGGAACAGCTTTTCCAAAAGCCCCAATGTACTTACGCCTCCTCGTTCATCGTTACATAGTCATCGTAGTGGTCCTGCAGCACCTTGTACGCGCAGATCAGCGCGACCGTGCCGTCAATTCTGCGGCGGCTGTCCGTGATCTTCACCGGCTGAATATTGCCGTTGATGTCAGTGCGGACCTCGGTGTTGACCATGCACCACTTGTCGATCGGGTTGTTGCCATCGACCACCAGACCGGCGCCGAGGTCGGCCTTGAGGTCCTTCATCGGCTGGGACAGCGACAAGGTGCCCTGCCGCACCGGTATCATGCACTGCTCGCCAAACTCGGCCTTGAAGCGGTCGAGCAGGCTATCGTCAATGTGCCATGGGTCATAGCCGATGTAGCGGACGTACAGATCGTCCTCGTCGCGCAGCTCCATAAACCAGTCGAGCATGACCTGCTTGTCCACCTTGTTGCCCGGCACGGCACGCATCAGGCCGCGCTTGACCCACAGGCTGTACGGCACGCTGTCGCGCTCGCGGCGGTTGCCGGCAGCCGCATCGGCATCGAGCACGCTCTGCGGCAGCCAGTACATACTCCGGCGGTAGATCTTCGGGTCGCCCGGCCGCTGACAGATGGCCGTTGCTGCCGCAAGGTCGATGCTGTCTGCCGCATCCATGCCGCCGATGGCGTAGTCGAACGCGATATTGTACGTTTCGGGATTGGAGCACTCCGCCCAGGTCAGCCAGCTTGTCGCGGCATTTTCCTTGAGGTTGAAGTCCTTGACCAGCACGGTCGGCAGGAAGGACGGGTCTGCGTCCGCCTTTTTGACCATGCGCCGCAGGTAGTCCACCTTCTTGATGGTACCAAGTCCGGGATTGGCCTTGATCCACATTTTCTCGCTGCGGTACTCGTCCCGCTCGTCCAGCTCGTAGATCCATGCCAGGAACGTGTCATCGTCAATCGAGCCGTCAATCACACCGGCGGCATACTCGTACTGGGCATCGAAAATGCTCTCGCGCACAAAGCCGTTGGTCGAGATGGAGAACAGCAGCGGCTGCTCGCGTGCTGACATGGACTGCTTCATGTCATCGTAGATGGCGCGGTTCTTGATAGCCGCCAACTCGTCCACGAGTACGCCGTGGGCGTTCAGACCGTCGAGCGTGTTGGTTGCACTCGCCAGCGCCGTGATAAAGCCGAGGTTGTACGGATAGTACAGGTCGCTCTGGCGCTTGCGGATAGCCGCCGCCAGCTCCGGCGACTGCTTTCGCATATTGACGCAGGCGTTAAAGCTCTTCGCCGCCTGCTCCCGCTTGGTTGCGATGGAGTAAATCTCCGGCGCACCCTCGCCATCATTGACGAGCAGGTCGATTTCGATACCGGCGCACTCGGTCGTTTTGCCGTTCTTTCGTCCCTCGACGATCATGCACTCCTGATACTGCCGCAGACCGGTGTGTGCATCGACAAAACCGAAGATGGCCTGCCAGCGTGCTTTCTGGAACAGCTCCAAGCGCAGCGGTGCGCCGAGCTTGCCCTGCGGCTGCTTGCAGAACCGCTCCACAAACTCAATGTGATGGTTCGCCAGGGC